GGGTTGCGCTACTGCTCGTGAGGCTCCTGAGCCTACGCTTCCGCAGGTTTTCGCTTACTAAGAAAGGGCGGTGCCAATGTTTAAAGATTCTCTTGCCACCTTTTTGGAGATTGCTGGGATCATGGCTGTTGTAGCTGCAGTGTTTCTATTCTCACCAGTGCTTGCCCTTGGCGTTGCTGGTGTTGCCATGTTCATTGTGGGCTTTCTGATTGATGGTGCTTGATGGGTTTCTTCAAACGTGAGCAGCGTGCAATCACACCTGACAGCATCCTTGCTGCAGTGAACCAGATGCGCATGAAGTCTGGGGCACCCATCGTTGATGCCAACTCAGCAATGCGTTTGGCTGCAGTGTGGGCGTGTGTTCGACTCCTTGCAGGTGTGGGTTCAACACTGCCCTTGGATCAGTTCAGGGATGGCCCTGGTGGTCGCGCACAGCTCCCATCAAGTTCCCTGTTCAGGGCGCCTGCACCTGGTGTGGCAATCACCACATGGTTGTATCAGGTGTGGAGTTCATTGCTGTTGGATGGCAACGCCTATGGCCTTGTCACTGAAACTGGTGCCAATGGTTTCCCAGTCACTGTTGAAATCTTGGACCCTGCCACAGTGCAATGGCGCCATGTTGATGGTGAGTGGGTCACACTGATCAATGAGAAGAAGATCAACAGGTGGCCCAATGGGCCGTTGTGGCATGTGCCTTTCTTTGTTTTCCCTGGCCAGCCCATGGGTATGTCACCTATCAGCAGCGCCAAACAAGCCATTGGTGCAGGCATTTCGGCAGAGCAGTTTGGCGCCCAGTTCTTCAACGCTGGTGGCAACCCCAACGCAATCATCTACTCAGATAGTGAGCTGACACCAGAACAAGCGCAAGGCATCAAGGGTGCTTTCAACAATGCAACACAGGGCAATCGCGAACCAGCCATCATGGGCAGTGGCTTGAAGTATGAGCGTGTGCAGATCAGCCCTGATGAATCACAGTTCTTGGATTCTCAGCGGTTCACTGTTGAACAGATTGCACGCATCTATGGGATACCACCTGAACTGATTGGCTCCAGCGCAAGTGGCAGTTCAGTCACCTACGCAAACAGAGAACAACGCGCAGCAGACTGGCTCAGCTTTGGCCTGATGCCATATCTGATACCAATTGAAGAAGCACTGTCATCGTTGGTGCCAGCCAATGAGCGTGTGAAGTTCAATGTTGATGGCCTGCTTCGCTCAGACCTAAGCACACGCTATGCAGCACATGCTGTTGGTATCAGTTCAGGGTTCTTGACTGTTGATGAAGCACGAGCATATGAGGATCTGCAGCCACTGGCAGCTGTTGCTTTAGAAGAAGATTCTGTTGCAAACGCTCGGCAGATTGCTGAGATAATCCAGAAAGTATATTTGGGTGTGGGTGTTGTAGTGAGTGCTGATGAAGCACGCACCATTGCCAACCAGGCTGGTGCAGGTTTAGTTGGTCAGATGCCAGCTCGTGAGCCTGCACAGCCACTAGCACCAAATCAGGTGATTGCATGATTGATGAAACAGCCCACCCACTTAGCCCACGCCAGCGCGCCCAATATGAAAGCACTGAAGGTGTGGTTGAACTGTTTGGCCAGTACAGCCAAGGTGTTGATGCTGATGGTGCCCACTACGCAGCAGTCAGCCCATACGCTGCAGAAGGCATGGTGTGTTCTAGCTGTGTGTTCTTTGAAGGTGGGCGTGGCTGTGAAGTAGTTGCAGGAGACATTGCACCAGAAGGCATCTGCAAACTGTGGGTGATCCCAGCAGACTTGATGACACACACTGAACCAATGGTTGAGGGTCAACCTGTTGTTGAGGTTGACCCTGAAGCTGTTGTTCAGGTTGACCCCATGGTCATGGACTCTCAACCAATGGTTGAGGGTTACACACGCAGCGCTGATGGTGTGGATGTCCCTGAACGTGAAGTGCGCAAGCTGGCAAAGCTTGAAGTGCGTGCAACACCTGATGGTGGTGCAATCCTTGAAGGCTATGCAACGGTCTACAACTTTGCCTATGACCTTGGCGGTGGGCCATCACAAGGTGGGTTCACTGAAATCATTGCCACTGGTGCTGCAGCTAAGAGTGCAGGCGAAGCTGATGTAAGACTCCTGGTGAATCACGATGGCATCCCACTGGCACGCACCAAGTCTGGGACCATGACCTTGATGTCAGATGACATTGGGCTAAGAGTCACAGCACAACTGGATCCCACAAACCCAATGGCAGCTTCACTGCGTTCAGCCATGGAACGTGGTGACATGGACCAAATGAGTTTTGCTTTCAAGGTGATCCGTGATTCTTGGGATGCACAATATGATGTGCGCACCATCCATGAAGTGAAGCTTTTCGATGTGTCAGCAGTAACTTTTCCCGCCAACCCTGCCACAATTTTGAAGGTGCGCAGTGATGACAACCAAGGTTCTGAGCAGGCCACAGGCCGTTCAGTTGAGATGGCAAAACGCCAGCTTGAAGCAATAACAGCTTGCCGATAACAAGCCGCAACGCATGCCGCCAGTGGCACATGTGTTGCACTTGAAATCACCAGCTGGTCCCAATTCCTAAACAGAAAGGTTCCACATATGTTGGAGCAGATCCGCAGTTTGATTTCTGCAGCTCTTGATGAACGCGAAGCTTCGCAAGAAGCTGTTGAGCAAGTACTTGCAGCTATTGAAGAAGAAGGCCGTTCAGAGATGAACGCAGAAGAGACAGAGAAGTTTGACGCAGCACGCGCAGAACTTCGCGAGATTGACGACAAGATCACAGCCCTTCAGGCGCGTGAAGCAGACCTTGTTGATCTTGCATCCCGATCCGAAAAAGCCGCAGAGGCTAGAAAAGAAGTGATTCCAATGAACATCAAAGTTGTTTCCGAGGAGAAGACCTACCGCCAAGATGGTGAGCACAACTTCCTTGCGGATGCTGTTGCAGCCAGGTTTGGTAATGATCAGGCAGCTGCTGACCGTCTTGCACGCAGCCGTGATGAAAGCCTTATCAGCTACCGCAGCACGACCGGAAATTTCGGGGGCTTGGTAGTCCCCCAGTACATGACTGATCAGTTTGCTGCAACGCTTGCATCTGGGCGGCCTTTCCTTGAAGCAATTACCAAGGTGCCGTTGCCAGAGCAGGGCATGACAATCACGATCCCGCGTGGTGCCACGGCTACTTCGGTGGCGGCGCAGGCCACGGAAGGATCGGCAGTGTCTAACGTGACCTTCACGGAATCTGATCTAACTGTCCCAGTGCGCACGTTCGCTGGCCAGCAGGTTGTGTCTCGTCAGTCCATTGATCGTGGCACAGGCATTGGTGAAATCCTCTTGGCTGATCTTTATCAGCAGTACGCGACCAAGGTCAACATCTCAGCCATCTCTGGTGATGGTACTGCTGGTGGCCACTTCGGAATCCTGAACACCACGAGCGTTTCCACCGCTGGCTGGATTGGTACTACTGGCGCGTCTTTCGTGGCAGCAATCCACAATGGCATTGGCAAGGTCAACGCTGCACGATACGCGGCAGCTGATCTGATTGTCATGCACCCACGGCGTTGGGCTTGGCTATGCGCCCAGTCTGATTCTTCGCTGCGCCCACTTGTTGCAATTGAGGGCTACAACTCCTTCAATGCTGTTGGTGCTGGTGTTGCTGCTGGTTACGCTCCTGTGGGGTCGATTGCTGGTGTTCCAGTTGTCACTGATGCTGGCGTGCCAATTGTCCTTGGTGCAAGCACTGACGAGGATCGTGTGATCATCACACGTCGACAGGATGTGTTGCTGATGGAAGATGCATCTGCTCCGGTGGGTCTTACCCTCAACGAGGTTGCTGCAGCTTCGCTCAACGTGACCATGGTTGTATATGGCTACTCTGCCTTTACAGCTGGGAGATATGTACAGGCCAGCGTTATTTTGCAGGGCACTGGCTTCAAGCAAGTATTGAGCTAGTCAAATTTGTGTTGGTGGTGCAGGCAGTGGGCTTGCTTGCACCACCACCCAATCCCGAAAACCCAAAGGATAAACATGCAAGACACTTTTGATCACCCTGGCAAAGTGCTGTTGGCTTTCCCTTCAACAGGCCACGACATTTCCACACGGTTCATGCGCTCCTTTTGGGAGCTTGATATGTGGGATCGTGAAAGGGCCGTGCAAATCTGGGAAGCGTTGGGCGCGCCAGAGTCACCCAACCCTATTGATCTGCGTTTGCTTTACAACTATGTGGCTTTGGAAGCAACAGCGAACCTTGCCAAAGCAAGAAACAGACTCTGTGATGAGTTCTTGCACAACAACACTGATGCTGAATGGTTGTGGTTTGTAGACACTGACATGGTATTCAAACCAGAGTTGATGCATCAGATGGTTGCACGAGCTGTTGAACATGATGTGAAAATTCTTGGTGCCTTGTGTGTGATCCTGACTAGTGACGGATGCATACCCACGCTGTTTATTGATGACCCCAACACCATCACACAAGTGATGCTGGACTGGGTACCAAATCAGCTGGCACAAGTCACAGCCACTGGAACAGGTTGCCTGCTGATTCACCGCTCAGTGATCCAACAAATGTTTGATCAGAGTGGTGGCAGCACTAACTGCTGGTTTGGTTTTGATATCAGGTTTGGTGATGATGGTTCAGAGTGGGCACTTGGCGAAGACATCAGTTTTTGTTTGCGTGCTGGTGAGCAAGGCCACAAGATTTTTGTGGATACCACAGCGCATGTGGGCCATCACAAGGGTGGCAGGGTTTACTGGCCCAGTGACACCAAGACAATGGGTGTGACCCCACCTGAAGAACCACGCACGACAGACGAGAATGCTCGGACCTGACGCCAGCAGATACCTGCTGGCTGGTCGTGGTGTCCCAGTAGCACGCCCATTCAATCTGCGTTGGCTGTTGCCTACTGTCTGCAAAACAGATTTGCGCCGATGGCAAGCAGTGTGGGTTTCCTCGTGGGTTGTGGCTGCAGCAGGCATGGTGTGGTGGGCTGCTGACCTTGGTTGGGAGCGTGCAGCAGCTGCAGCAGTTCTGTTGCT